TCTTCAACGGACCGTTGATAGCAGCAACCAATACATAACTTGAGGTAACGTCGATAACGAACAACTCGAGGCAACCCTCTACGGTTGTGCCGTCAATGTCATAGCCTGTAACGAAAGGTGCGAAGATTGTAGTGCCTTTGTAGAAGGCCTTCAGAGAACCAGAGAAGTTTGAAGTTGTCAACTTCAATGTACCATCTGTCTCCTGCGTGATAGCAGATATTGTACGTCCGTCAAGGGTGTCACCGCCGACACGGGCATGCTTCACCGTCCAGTTCTGAAGTTTGACCTTCCGTGAGACACGACGTGCAATGGAGAGTAACGGAGTACGCCACGGCTGAAACTGGGTGATACCAGCGTCCCACTCGTCGTCGATATTCTCTTCCTTGCGCTGTTGAGAAGAACTCATCTGAGTTCCGTTCAGAGTCTCGCCTACAGTGCCGTCACCAGGGATGTGAAGGTCATTATTGGCGGGGTTGGCAATCTCATTGCCCGGATTGTTGGTGTCTCGTGCATCAGGGCCTTCGTCACCGATAGGGGCATCATTAACTACGGTAGGCATTGCCATGGCACCGCCACCGCTAACCACAGCAAGCACAAACAGCACAAGGCTGAGCACTCGCATAAAATCAATGTTCTTAATCTTTCTCATCTCTTTTCGGATTTATAAATTTCAAAAATAACATCTTGTGTCTCCTATGCGGCGACGCTGTCGCCGCTAATATCCCCATTCCTTCATGTCATCAAAGTCCATAGACATGCTCTTGCTCTTCTTCGGCTTCGATGTCTGACTCTGGCCACGCCCTTGAGAGAACGATGGGGGAACCTTCGTGTCGTCAAAACTCTTCACCTTGTTCGAGAACTTCTCGTTGCGAGCCTGAATGGCAGCCTCCTCACGGGCATTCGCTATGTCTTGGTCGTAGTTCAAAGCATGAAGAACTGCAGTCCATACGTCCTTGTTAATCTCGCCACGCCATGCAGGAAGCCATATCTCGTCCCAGAAGTATTCGTTTATGCGGTTCTTCTGCTCGTCGCTGAACCCTAACTGCTCCTGAAGGGCATCAAGTTCCTCGTAACTCTTAGCCAAAGCCTCGTCCTGAGCAGCCTCCGCAGCCTCGCCATCTGCTTGCTTCTGAGTCCAACTGTTAAAGGAGTCCGTGACCTTGTTCATCACCTCGGGGTCGTCAAGGGCAGACTTAACGTCAATGCCGTTCTTGGCCATCCACACCAAGGGGTTCTCCTCGTCGTCCATAAGCATGGCGCCAACCCAACGGTGCTTGTCAAGAATACCCGACAACTTCTTGCCAGAGTTCCTGAGGTTGCGCAAGTCCTCACGGTCTTCGGCCATACGGCCATAACGAGCCTCCTTGTCCTCAAAGTCCACGTCGGGATTGTCTTCTGCCCACATAGAGGCATACTTGTCTCGGTTAGGACGCGCAGGAACTTCCTGTACCTGCTCGGCTTCCACTGCAGGAGTGCCGTTAACGTCAACTTCCGTTTTCTTCGTAATTTCAGCCATATATCTATATATTTAAACTCTATGACTGCAAAAATAACTAATGCGCAAAACTCTAAGTCCGAATCCGACCCTACATCCTCCCTTCCCCTCAACCTTCAATCCTCAACGCTCTACCTTCATTGGTCGGATTCGGAAATATCACAACCCCAAAAAATTAACTTTGCCCGCATAAAAAGAATGTCAACTATGTTGCGACGTCGTCGCAACCACAAGAGAAAAATATGGCCAATATTCTTACACTCTCACAAGCCACAGGAAAGATTCACGACTCGGTGCGCGACAGGAAGCGAAACACCGTCACTAATCCCCTGTCAAAGAAAAACAGACGTATCGACTACGAACTCTACGAGCGGTGCCAGCAGGCGTGGAACAACGGAGAGAACCTGCGACTGAACTACGAAAGGGTGCATAAGTACGTCTTCGAAGACCAATGGGGCGATGTCATCCAGTGGAGAAACGGAGAGATAACGGAACGTGAGTATATCCAGCGAAAGGGCAACGTGCCGCTGCAGAACAACGTCATGATTTCCATTCAGAACTCCGTGGTGGGACTATACACAAAACAGGCTGGAGAGCCTAACTGTTTTGCAGTGCAGAAGGACGGACAGTGGCTCTCGGACATGATGACGGCTACAATGCAGCAGAACTGGCAGAAGACAAAGCAACTGTCAATGCTCAAGCAGGCCTTCGGAGAGTATCTCGACGGAGGTGTGGCAATAGCAAGGGAAACGATAAAGGAGATAAATGGACAAAAGCATGCGTGGACTGACCATATCAGCCTAAAGAATGCGTTCTGGGAGACAGGTGATGACGTGCGTCTCTCTGGCCTACGGCTCATCGGAGTGCTGCACGAGGTGGCACCAGGCGAACTCTACGAGAAGTTCTGCAACAACGAGTACGGATGGACGGTGGACGAGATAAACAAGGTGTTCGAGATAACGGACACGGACAGGCATCGTTACTACCGCTCTTCGGGGGTGCAGCACAATGACAAAAAGAAACTGTCGTACATGTCCTTCGATAGGGCTTCGGATGAGGCGTACTGCCGACTCATTGAGGTGTGGACAAAGGAGACAAAGACTCGATACAAATGCTACGACCCTCTGGCAAAGAATGCGGATGAGGTGGAGTATCGTGTAGAGGTGAAGGACATAAAGCATGTCATATACGAGAACCAACTCAGAATACAGCAGTATCAAGAGGTGGGAGTGCCGCAGGAGGATTGGGCACTCATAGAGTACGAACTCATAGAGGACGACTATTGGTTCTATACCTTCATGGCACAGGACGGAACGGTGATAGCAGAGGGGGAGACTCCTTACGACTTCCACTCGCATCCCTTCACCGTCTCTTTCTATCCGTATGTCAATGCGGAGATTCATCCGTTTATGGGGAATATCATCGACCAGCAACGGTATATCAACCGACTCATCATCATGCACGACATGGCGGCACGCTCGGCAGCGAAAGGCCTCACCATCTTCCCTCTCGAGAACATTCCAGACGGCATGTCAAAGGAGGATATAGCGGAGGAGATGACGGAGTATGACGGACTGCTCTTCTTCCAGACTAACAAGATGAACCCGAACCTCCGACCTGAGATAATCACATCGGGGGCGGTGCAGATAGGCACACAGGAACTGCTGCAGATGGAACTGAACCTCGCCCGTGACATCACTAACGTCTCGGGTGCCCTGCAGGGAAAGACTCCTTCGGCAGGAACATCGGCAGCACGTTATGCACAGGAGACGCAGAATGCCACAACATCACTCGAGGCGCTGATGAACGACTTCACTATCTTCACGGAGTCCATAGCGCAGAAGAAATGTATGTTCATAAAGCAGTTCTATCGTGACGGACGAATGGTGTGGGATAAAGACCGCACTCATCTCATAGAGTACCAGAACATGTCGGCTCTCGACGTGGACTTCGAGGTGAACATCAAGGAGAGCGCAGCAACAGCGGCTTACCGCACTTACGTCAACGACCAGGCAATGCAACTGCTGCAACTCGGACTGATTCCTGTTGAGGATTATCTCAAGATAACCAACCTGCCGTTCAACGATGAACTGCTGCAGACCATAGAACTCCGAAAGGCGCAGGAGGCAGCAATGCAACAGCAGATGGCAATGCAGCAGCAACTCGAGCAGAACCCTGCCAACCAACAGCAAGTTCAAGCAGCACAACAAATGCTCGCCTCATAACAGTCCCCTAACGGTCCCCTATGCTGCGACGCCGTCGCTGCCAAAGGCCAACCGCTAACAGCCAAAAGAAAAAAATATGCAAATACTCACATCAACAGTAATTTCAGCCGTAAAGAGACATCTCTCCGTAATAGGAAAACGTCTCTACAACAAAGAGGGCAAGAACATGTTCTCCGATATCACCCTCTCGTCCGCTGAAGACACAAACATACTCACACAGTACATCAACGCATCGGCACAGGACATAGAGGCGGCGCTGAAGCAGTTCATCACGGCTTCTACATACAGCGCAGCAAGCATCTCCATGACAATAGCGAACACTCGGGGGGATGATGACTTCGAGACACGAACAAAAGAACTCGCTGAGTCGTACATCACGCTCAACACCGTGGGAAGTTATCTCTCCATGCTGCATCCTGACCTCGCGCAGAAATACATCGCCGATGCACGAAACCGCATGGAGGCGCTGATGATGTATGTCGTATACAAGAAACAGCCCGCAGCACCCAACTACTCGTATGCGGACATTACAGGATATTGAAAAAACGTAAGATATGGATAGAACTATCACATTAACACTTATCAAACCGCTGATTCTTGAGTCGGTAAAGAACGAGACGTTCCAACGTGGACGATTCGACAAGGCCGTTGACCCAAAGGCTATATCGGCGGCTTATGTCGAGCAGGCAGGTAACGAGGACTATCATGAGAGGATTCTCTCAAGAACTCTATATACCAGCCTCGAGGAACTGAAAACGCACCTGTCCGACTATCTCACATCGGCAGGAAGCACCACTGGGGATAACATAGCGTCCGAAGAGCAGGGCGACGACATCATCATCACTCTTGTGGTGGGAGACAGGTTCAACCACGCATACACCGACTCGCTGGCAAAACTCTCGGCAAAGTACATCGAGGAGGCTATGCTCATGGATTGGTGGAGACCTATCAACGAGAAACAGTCGGCTCTCTATGCTAACTTCGTGGAACGTGACCTCGCCGCAATAAAACGGTGTTTCAACAAGACGGCTCCTGCAGCACCATCGTATAAGTATCCCACAACTCTCGAGACTCCCGGCTCGGCAATAGACATCGGGGTGGGGGAGGAGTACACCGTCACTTACACCATATCCAGCGGCTCCGTGGACGACATCGAACTGCGCATCGAAGATAAAACAATATGCGACGCAGGACGTGTGAAAGAAGGGTTCACAGTGATAGGCTCACGCCTCGGACATACCTATGCCGAACTCTACTCACGACATAACCCCGAACTCACCTGCCCCCTCCACATCTACGTCACAGACCAAAGTTAAGTCCCGTTTTTTGTATTGCGATTCTATCGCAACCATTAATAAGATATATATATGGATTCACTTCACGATAAGTCACAAGGCAACTACCGCAGAATGACCGTACAAGGACACCGCAGACCACAGCCAGACGACAACTGGCCGTATCCGCAACGTCCCGACAACCCGAACTTCAAGCCTTACGGCATAAAGAAACCTAAGTTCGAGAGGCATGTCTTCATCAGCCGCGACCAAATCTTCTATGACCTTGACGCGCAGATAAGCATTGTCAACGGCTCACGCAGAAAAGAGGACGGCACAGAGGATGAAAAGATGGCAAGCGCCACAACACAGTACAGGCAGCAGTTCTACAGATGGATAGACAACTACATCGGAAAGGCAAAGTCGGTGATGTCGGCTTTCGTGCTTGAGAGATTCAAAACGGCACGACTGAACTCTATCTCACAGGAAGAGGAGGTGGACATCACCCTGCTAATGCCAGAGTGGTACGATGACACCGTCTTCGACCAACTGTGCCAAGCGGTGCATGACTATGTGGTCAACGGCACATTATATGAATACTTCACACTTACGCTGTCTCTAAAAGACCCCGTGACGGCTTCTAAAATGGAAATGATGAACGATGCCCTCAACGATGTGCGCAAATATGTCCAAGCATCAAAGCCAGGGGCGGTTCGCAAACCATTCAAACCCTTCTAATGAACAATAACATAGGTTGTAAACTTTTCGTTTGCCTTGTTTTGGTGGGGTCGTACTTCCTTTTACCAAAGTACGGCTTCACCGCTTTTTCCTTCAGCCTTCAACCCCCATACTTCAACCCTCAACCCTCAACCCTCAACCTTCTTTACCCTTTCTCCCATGCCAACATCTGGCACTTGCTCGCAAACATCCTGTGCCTTTTCATGCTCAGGTGTCCGCTCCATATCTTCGCAACATATACAATAGCCGTAATCGCATCATTCATACCCTCTTTTTCCTTGTATGGTTTCCTATGCAGCGACACTGTCGCTGCCCAAGAGGTCACCTACGGCTTCTCTGGTGTCCTCTTCGCCATAGTGGGAATATCATGGGGTAAGGTGCATCGTTTCCGTGACATGCTTTCAAAGAACATCTGGTTCCTCGTCATCCCTGCATTCATACCCCACATCAATTTCCTCCTCCACCTATACTGCCTACTCCTCGGCTACCTCTACGGCCACCTCTATGAACGGTTCGTTATTACGAAATACCGATAATACGATATAACCATGAGAGAAGAAATAAAAGACCTCATAAACGAAAACCGAAACCGCCGCATGAAAATCTACGGCCCCTACGACCAACTCACAGGAGTAGGGTGCTACGGATTCGACAAGGGGGAGCGTGTCCATGTCTCCATACCCGACTTCTCCTTCTCCCTGCAAGACGAACCCATCAAGGATATGTGGGTGCCGAAGGAGACGCTCGAGACGGCTATATGGAACGAAGTCCTCCGCTATGGCTCGATACAGAAGTTCATAGAGGAACACATGAACCGTAAGTTCGATGAGGACTACCACCTCGACGTGGTGATGGCTCTCCTGCAGGCGAGGGCTTATGATGACCCCGAACTGGCGTTCCTTATATGTGATAAGATAGTGCATAAGATTTCGGGTGCTATGACACCCTTCCGTCCTCGATATGCACAGCGTGTACTCCTCGCTCTCCTTGAAAGCCTAAGACGGGCAGGACAGCCTATCCTTGTGGTGCTTCTAAAGGCTCGACAGTGGGGTGGCTCTACTCTCGTGCAGATGTATATCAAGTGGATGCAGGAGTATCGACATCCCAACGGGTGGAACGCTGCCATAGTGGCACAGGCAGACTCTACAGCGAAGAAAATCAAGGCGATGTACCGCAAGGCGGTGGAGACACAACCGGGGTGGACTATCGGAATGCACGGAACAAAACTGGAGATGTCACCGTATGAGCGGTCTGACTCTGATTTCCAAATCTCCGACGGACGTTACCTCGTGCGTTCTTCCATCCTTTCCATAGCATCGTTCAACTCCTTCGAGAAATGCCGTGGTGACAACTACAAATGTGTCCACTATTCAGAGGTGGCTTCATGGAAGAAGACTCCAGAGCACGACCCCGAAGAGGTTATATCTAACCTCGAGGGTGGATTCCTCGGACTGCCCGATGAAATCGCTGTCTTCGAGTCCACAGGAAAGGGTAACTCGGGATTTTTCTACGACCTCTGTCAGGATGCCATGAAGGAGGACTCTACCTCTGCCTATAAGTTCCTCTTCATTCCGTGCTTCATGATAGAGAATGACATGGAACCGAAGGGGGAGAAGGGATTTATCTTGGAGGATGAGATGAAGTTCGCTGAGTGGCTCTATGACAATAGAATGAAGGACACATGCTCTCCTGGCTATCGTGAGTCGGGAAAGTTCTTCTGGAAGATGTGGAAGATGGGGGCATGCTTCGAGGCTATCAACTGGTATCGCATCAACCGTAACAAACACCGTGACCATGGTCACTTCGCTTCCGAGGCTCCTATCGACCCTGTCGAGGCGTTCCGTAACTCGGGAAATGCTGTCTTCGACCCGTATCAGATAGACGAACTGAAGGAGGCATGCAACGCACCGCAGAAACCGCTCTATTATGCGGACATCATCCTCAAGCCTTTCGAGAAACGCACTCGCTCGGTGTATAAGGAGGCTAAGTTCAATATCCGTAACGACAACCAAGGGGAACTGAAAAT